GGTGGTAGACGAAAATAATCTAAAAGCAGGTATTCAAGAGATTCGAAATATTGATGCTGCAAAGATTAGAAAAGTAAAAGAAGTCAAAAAGAAAAAAGACCCTGCAACTGGTGCAAGTTTGGTAGAGAACGTTAACGAGTTCTATATTTACCAAGAGAAACCTGGTGGTATGACGCAAGGCGTTAAGCTTTCTAATGACGCAGTGTCTTATGTAACATCTGGTCTATTGGATGCAGATCGTAAACGTGTGGTATCGTATCTACACAAAGCATTGAAACCAATCAATCAGTTGCGAATGATGGAAGATTCTCTTGTCATCTATAGACTTGCGAGAGCACCTGAAAGACGTATTTTCTATATCGATGTTGGTAACTTACCACGTGGTAAAGCAGAAACATATATGAAAGATATTATGGCACGTTACCGTAATAAACTCGTATATGATGCAGACACAGGTAAGATCAGAGATGACCGTAAGCATATGTCAATGCTTGAAGATTTTTGGTTGCCACGTAGAGAAGGTGGTAGAGGTACAGAGATTTCTACACTACCTGGTGGAGAAAATCTTGGTCAGATTGATGACATTATATATTTCCAAAAGAGACTATATCGTTCTCTAAATGTTCCGATCAATAGATTAGAGCAAGAGGCACAGTTCTCATTGGGTAGATCCACAGAGATTTCTAGAGACGAAGTTAAGTTCCAAAAGTTTATTGACAGACTTCGCCAAAGGTTCTCAACACTATTCACAGAGATTCTAAAGAAACAGTTGGTCATGAAAGGATTGATCACTGAGGAAGATTGGAATCAATGGAAAAATGACATTCAGGTTGACTATATAAGGGACAACCACTTTACAGAACTTAAGAACGCTGAGTTACTTGCAAACCGTCTACAGACGATGGATCAAGTACAACAATATGTCGGTGAGTTCTTTTCCAAAGAGTGGGTTATGAAAAATGTTCTACAGCTTGATGACGATGATATTAAACAAATGAAAGATCAAATCGCACAAGAAATCAAAGACGGTGAGATTAATACAGAAGAGGATGAACAACAATGACAGAAGTAGCTGATTTGGTAGATGCTATCGTAGACCAAGACTTTGCAACAGCGGCCCCAATGTTCAAAGATATTTTGGGAACAAGAATGAACGATGCATTGGATCAAGAAAAGATTAATGTGGCTGATCAGATGTTTAATGGCGCAGAGGCAGAGTTAGATGACGATGATCCTGATGTAGAGGATATCGAAGCAGCCATTGATGAACTTGAGGATGACGAAGACCAGTATGAAATGGAATTCGAAGAAGACGACGAACAATAGTATGCCAAAAATCTTTTTAGTATAAATAAATGTAAAAATAAGAATATGACCAAAAGTTTTAGAAGTATTAGAGAAAAAAAGAAAATGCCTCCTGGCGATCATGTCTATGACAAGAAGGTTGGGAAGTATCAAGTTATGATACATAAGACTAACAAAGGTTATGTTCTTTACGTTGATGGTGACAAGCTTGATACCTATAAGTCTCAGAAAGAAGCTGAGAAAATGGGTGCTGAGTTCATCAAACAATATAAAGGTATGTAGATGAAGCTTATTACTGAGTACAAAGAAACCGATGTTCAATGCATCGTGGAAAAGAAAGAAGATGGTACGAAGACCCACTTGATTGAGGGTATCTTCGCTATGGCTGAATCTAAGAACCGAAACGGACGTGTTTACCCAAAAGCTATTATGGAGAAAGCTGTAGGTAAATATGTCGCAGATCAAGTTTCCAAGAACAGAGCAGTGGGGGAGTTAAATCACCCTGATGGACCAACTGTTAACTTGGATAAAGTATCCCATCTCATTACTGACCTAAAAATGGAAGGTAACAATGTGATGGGTAAGGCACGAATTTTGGATACTCCAATGGGTAATATCGTAAAAGGATTACTTGAAGGTGGTGTTCAACTAGGTGTCTCAACTCGTGGTATGGGTAGCCTTGAGCAACGTAACGGTACAATGTACGTCAAAGATGACTTTATGCTTAATACGGTTGATATCGTACAAGATCCATCTGCTCCGCAAGCTTTTGTTAATGGTATTATGGAAGGTGTAGAGTGGGTCTGGAATAATGGCATCATTGAAGCTCAAGAAATTGAACAAATAGAGACTGAAATCAAACGTGCTCCACGTGCGTATCAATATGAAACGCAGGTTCGTGAGTTCAAAAATTTCCTCTCGTTACTGAAAAACAAATAATATTAAGGAGTCAACATGACTGATCAAATCGAAGAACAGGATGTAGAACTCGACGAGGAAATCGAAGAGGCTCATGATCCTAAGAATGCTGAAGCCCAATCAGTCGCCGCTACGGATAAAGCAGGGGATGCTACTAAAGCAGCACCTAAGCGTAAAGGCGATAAGAGCAACAGCGAACCTATGCAAAAAGGAACCCCTGGCGATCCAGAGAAGCATTCAGCGAAAGGCATGAAAGCCGAAGACGTTGAATTTGATGGAGACTTTAGTGACGACTTGAATGCGCTGGTCGAATCTGAGGCTACTCTTTCAGAAGAGTTCAAAGCCAAAACAGCGGTAATCTTTGAAGCAGCGGTAAAATCTAAAATCGCTACTGAGGTAAATCGTCTAGAAGAAGAGTACGCTCAACAACTAGATGAAGAAGTATCTTCTCTTAAAGAAGACTTGGTAGAGAAAGTAGATAGCTACCTCAACTATGTGGTTGAACAATGGATGGAAGACAACACACTTGCGATCCAATCAGGACTACGTTCTGAAATTGCAGAAGGTTTCATGGATAAGTTGAAAGACCTATTCGTAGAATCTTATGTTGACGTTCCAGAGTCCAAAGTTGACCTAGTAGACGAACTAGCAACTGCAAACGAAGAACTCGAAGAAGAGTACAACGAAGCAGTAGCTAAAGCTATGGCAATCCAAGAAGAACTAGAACTATACAAGCGTGAAGCGATTATCCGTGAAGCGTCTCGTGATCTAGCAGAAACTCAGGTTGAAAAGCTTACCAAACTAGCAGAATCTATTGATTTTGAATCTGAAGAAGCATTTGCTCAAAAAGTAACTACTTTGAAAGAATCGTATTTCTCTCAGAAAACTGCAACATCTCCTATCGCAGAGAACGTAGAAGACGACACAGCTGATGAAGCTGTAGAGACTTCTGTTGCGATGGAGTCATATTTACAAGCCCTTAGAAAAACAACAAAGTAAGTAGGAGAATCCATTATGGAAACTTATGATCGTCTCGTAGAGAAATGGTCTCCGGTACTAAACGAAGAATCTGCTGGTTCTGTTAAAGATGCGCACAAGCGTGCAGTAACAGCAGTCGTTTTGGAGAACACTGAAAAGGCATTGCGTGAGCAAGGTCTTATGGAAACAGCGGCTAACGCAGCTGCGGCAGGTACTGTAGCATCTGGTGGTGCAGCAGATAACTGGAACCCAATCTTGATTTCATTAGTACGCCGTGCTATGCCAAACATGATGGCATATGATATCTGTGGCGTTCAGCCAATGTCAGGTCCAACAGGCTTGATCTTCGCAATGAAGTCAAAGTACAAAACAACAAAAGCTGGTGTATCTGTTGATGACGAAGCACTATTCAACGAAGCGGCAGTAGGCTTCTCAGGTGACTCTGCAACAACTGCAAACGGTTCACCATCAGGTCTATCAGGTGTATCTGACACAGACGCAGACAGCACATTGGTTGACTCAGGTTCAACATACGTTCCTGTAACTGGTGACGCATACACAACAGCGGAAGCTGAAGCACTAGGTAACACTGGTGAGTCATTTGCTGAAATGGGCTTCTCAATCGAGAAAGCAACTGTGACTGCGAAGTCACGTGCATTGAAAGCAGAGTACACACTAGAACTAGCGCAAGACTTGAAAGCGATCCACGGTCTAGACGCAGAGACAGAGTTGGCAAACATCTTGTCAACAGAAATCTTGGCAGAAATCAACCGTGAAGTTATTCGCACAATCAACGCTCAAGCGAAAATCGGCGCACGTCAAGCAAACGTTACTACAAAAGGTATCTTTGACTTGTCATCAGACGCAGATGGTCGTTGGAGTGCTGAAAAGTTCAAAGGTCTTGGCGTACAACTAGATCGTGAAGCAAACACAATCGCAAAAGAAACACGCCGTGGTAAAGGTAACTTCATCATCTGTTCATCAGACGTTGCAAGTGCACTAGCAGCATCAGGCATGTTGGATTACTCACCTGCATTGTCAACAAACTTGAATGTTGATGACACAGGTAACACATTCGCAGGTGTTCTAAATGGTCGTATCCGTGTGTA